AAATCGGTAGAAAAATTATTTTTTGTGGCACAGTATTTGCTCTGGCATGAGATTTGCTACATCTGCCATTTTGGCAGTTTTCGCGGGCGATCTGCCATTCTGGCTGGCTGACTGTCATTATTGTCAGCCGATAGGATCGGCTGATACATACATTGCTTACGTTAGTCTGCCATTTTGGCAGTTCGGCGGCGCCGCCTGCCATTTTGGCAGTCTCCTTGCGGCATTGTTACAGTAATATTACTCTGCTCTTACATAAATCTCACTACTATTACCATTGTCATAAATAGTAACAAGCCAGTGTCGGCCGCTACCATCTTCGGGCCGTATACCATTTATGATACCGTAAATCTGTCCAAGATTATAACGAATACAAACACGTTCACGATTCTGCATTTTCTGGCAAAGCCAGTTATAGTTATAAACGGGAGTTTTATTATCAACAACCATACCGTGTACCGTGCTCATTTGCTATATCCCTTCATTTGCATAACAAGATTGTAACAATCGTCGAATGTAAGATATTCCGCAATAACTTTACCATTCATCCACACGCTATACCGATCCTTACTATTATTTGTTACATTCCAGTATATCATGTTACATTCTCCAAATTAACCTGAACGTCGTCGATCTCCTCTAATTCCATACCATTATTATGGTCGAAATTATTATAGTCTGCAAAGGCTTGCATAGTGTCGTTGATAATACGCTCAAACTCGCTCATAGTATATTACCTTTCTGTATTACTATTCTGATACATACCAATCGGTCAAATCTCCAAGATAAATTGAACGATGATTATTGCCGTTTTGAACTACTACCATAGTATCTCCCGGCCTCTTTACCTTATCAGTAGTAAGATAGGCCGCAACCTTTACAATCTTACCAACAAAAATCCTACCATCATTTCGCATAGCACGAATCGAACGACCGGGAAATACAGCACCATTTCGCATTTCCATTTTCTTTCTCTCTTTCTTATGCTTTGGTTATACCTTAGAATATCGTCAATGCAAGAAAAAAAAATAAGAATAAAAAAGATTTTTTGTGGCATGAGATTTGCTATGCCAATTTGGCAGAGGTTTTGGCACAACATTTGCTGCTCCTGCCATTTTGGCAGTTTGGCGGCCCGGCCTGCCATTTTGGCAGTCTCCCCTCTTTAGAGGTATAGAGGTATAAACCCCCTATTTAAGGGGGTATGCCCCCAAGTAGTCTAGATGTCTAACCCACCCCCTCGCATGGGGGGTTCCATGCCTCTTGCGAATCAAACGAAGTTGAGAAGCCAACTCCCCCCTATATGAGGGGTGCGACCCCCTACGAATCCATTCGCCTATCCATTTGTTCACCGGAACCGCTACCATCATTTCAGGATACCATACCATGATTTTCCCCTTTTTTCAAAGTACCATTGTCGCCGGTCTACCCCTCACGAGAGGGGGAAGTCGTCCAGCGTCACAGTCGAACAATTTTCGAGATAGACTGAACCATAATTCACTTCACCACGATATGCTCCGGCATAATTCGCGTGACTCTTGATTACTACCAACGTACCTTTGTAGGTTTCGCGGACATTTTCTACCTGGCCCTCAAAAATCCTACCATCATTCCGAACGGCCTTGATATACATTCCTGAAACGGGCTGGATCGTAGTAGTCATTTTCATTTTCTCCATTTGGGTTTTCGTTATCATCATGCCACGATTATACATTATATGATCGGCTTGTCCAGAAAAAAAATTAGATATTTTCCAGCGTATCGGTAAATATTCTCCATTTTGCCGCATCCAAATTATTTCGCCGCAACATACCAATCAAGGATTCAAGAATCCTAATTTCGAGCAAAATCATTGTCATTTTCTCCGTTTCCATTGTTATATCATGGATATCGGCATTGTCAACAAAAAGAAATAGAAAAATTGCCATTGGAGAAAGTTTCGCCGCTCGATTTTTTTGGCACGATTTTTGCTGCGGCTGTTCCCCACCTATGGGGGGTTTTTTTGTTTTCCCCACCATAGAGGGGTTTTACCCCAAAAATGGGGCGGTGGTACAAACATAGTAAGCAACCCATATATAATTGGCCAGTTTAATAGCCATATTTATATAATTTTTCTAACAAACTTGTAATCTAATAGATACTCCGTAATAGGATTTCTGATAGATACCACATTCCATCCTCTAACAAAGAATTGTCGCCCCAAAATACCACTGAAACTATAACTATTAGCAGTAGCATTATAACTAGTTTTTGAATATGCAATGAATCTATTATTTATATAAATCTTTAAAGACGCATTTTTGTTAATAGTTCCACTTATGAATACAACCCCTTTATTTATTATAATCGATAAATTTTACCCCATAAAAGAAAAAAAGCGATAACTTTTACATTACCGCTCTTTCTCACTTTATTTATAATTGACAAACCTTACTGCTCAACAGTTTTCACAGATGGCTTACGTCCTCTTGGTTTCACAATATTAAGTTTTCTTCGTTGTCTACGAACCATTCCAATAGTGATAGATCGAGTACTATCCGTTTTGTTTAGGTACGACACGATTTCATCGTCCTTCATAGATGACGAATTATTAATAATAAATTCAAGCTCTTCTTTTGACCATTTTTTATATGTTTTTGACATTAATAAGCTCCTTTGTTTGCGAAACGTGTATTATCCTACTATAATAGTATAAATAGAACAAAATTCTGGTCAAGGTACAAATATGAAAAATGAACAAATTAATAATTTAACTTCATCCACACTAAAAACAGTAGCTTGTGAAAATATTGTTAGTGAGTATGAACTAACACAAGAGTGTGATAAAAACTTACAGGAAATATTAAATGAAGAAAAAAATAAACAAAACCAAAAAGCCAAAGATAACTCCACAGAATCTACCACATAATATTAAAGAAGAAGATTTTATATCTGTTTGGGAAAAAATTAGTAAAAAATTAGGATATAAATTTAAATTTGGATATCATAGTCACGAAGATATGAAACAACAAGCAGCAATATTTGCTCTGGAAGGACTTAAAAATTATGATAACAGTCGCCCATTAGAAAATTTTCTGTGGATTCATGTTAGAAATCGTCTCTTTAATTACAAAAGAGACAACTATCAAAGACCAGACAAGCCTTGTTTAACATGTCCATTATTTGATACTAAAAATAAAGTTTGTACAGAATTTGAGAATAAAAATGATTGCTCATTATATTTTAGTTGGGCTAAAAGAAATGATAATAAAAAAAATATTATGAGACCAATAGGTATTGATGTTATTGCTGAAAACGCATCAGAACTATCTCAAGATAATTTTTTAAATAACTTATCTAATAAAGAAATAATTAATATTATTGATAAAAATATTAGTATTAAAAATCGCCCTATTTTTTTAAAAATGATAGGTGGTAGTAAAGTTATAAAGAGTGACCTTAAAAAACTTATTAACGAAATTCATAAAATATTAAAAGATCATGAAATCACCTAATTCACCTAAAAAACGCGGACAGCTTAGTTTAGACGAAGAAAAATTTATCAGAGACAATGTATCTTTATTAACTATTGACCAAATTGCTGAAAATCTTAACAGATCATCTGCACCAATTAAGAGATACATAACAGAACAAAAATTATTATTATCTCATGATGATACTGATGAAACTTTACGCACCAAATTACATAGCAAAAGTTTTTGGCACGAAATTACTAAGCAATTTGATGAGCACAGTGGTGAATTAGATTATTTTGAAGAAATTTGGATAAATCTTATCAAGCAATTTAGAGAAGACGTTTTGCCAGCTGAAGAACTTCAAATTAAACAATTTATTACTATTGATATTCTTATTAATAGAAGCATGAAAGAACGTAAGCGACATATAGAAGAAACTGAAAAACTTCAAGCGGTTATTAATGATATTTATAGTAAACCAGAAGACCAGAGAGATATTCCAAAATTGGCTAATTTAGAAACTCAATTAACTTTTGCGCGAAATAGTATAGCAAGTTACACCAATGAGTATACCAAGCTTCTTACTGAACAACAAAAGATAAGCAAAGATCTTAAAGCCACAAGAGAGCAAAGAATCAAACGAATAGAAGATGGTAAAAGTAGTTGGGTGGGATTAATACGTATGTTAGAAGACGAAGAAATTAGAGAAAAAGAAGGAAGAGAAATGGTTATTCTTAATATGGCCACGGATAAAGCAAGAGAACAATTACAACAATATCATAGTTATCAAGATGGTAATGTAGACATTCCTATATTAACACCAGAAGTTATGCTTAATAAAAATGAATAGAGACTATAATGATCCACTATATAAACAATGGAGAGTTGCTGTTAGAAAAAGAGACGATAGCGTTTGCAAATGGCCACACTGTAAAAGTAAAAAGAAAATACATGTTCACCATATTATGAAATGGAGTAATTATCCATCTTTAAGATATGATATTAATAATGGTATATGTTTATGTAAAATTCATCATGATTTGATTAAAAATAATGAAGATGCCTATATATCACTATTTGCTAGTTTAATTAAAAAATAGGTAAATATGCGAGATAATACTTTTACTATAGTTGTAGATACCAGAGAACAAAAGCCGTGGGTTTTTGAGAATTATTCTACAGCTCATCACAAGCTAGATACTGGTGATTATAGTATACAAGGACTAGAAAACATTATTGCTATAGAAAGAAAACGTAACGTAGCAGAGATAGCTCATAATATTACAGAAAATCGTTTTGATGATGTTATAGATAGATTAAGTAAAACTAAATACCCTTTTATATTATTAGAATTTAATCTACAAAGCGTTATGCAATATCCTGTTGGATCCACTATTCCTAAAAAACTATGGAATAAAATAAGAATAACTCCAAATTTTATTATTAAACATTTATTAGAGCTACAAATAGAACACAATATTAATATAATCTTTTGTGGAGATTCTGATAATGCTGAAAAAATGGCCTTATCTATCCTTAAAAAAATTCATAAAATAGAAACAAATAAGGAACTATAAATGTACGAAGATGCTTGGCTGAATCTTGGAGAATTATCTAAAATAAATATTGCTAATAATCCTATGATACATAGGAGCAAGAAAGATATAGAATTTCCAGATGCTCATTTATTAAAACTTTTAAAAAATCCAGATAACTTTGGATCAACATGTAAATTATTATTTGATATTGAGCTACACCCTATTCAGATTGTAATTCTACAAGAATTTTGGATTAGAGCATTTCCTATGTTCATTGCTAGTCGTGGTTTTGGTAAAAGTTTTTTGATGGCCTTATATTGTACATTAAAATGCATTTTGGTTCCAGGAACTAAGATTGTTGTTGTTGGTGCCGCTTTTAGACAAAGCAAATTAGTTTTCGAATACATGGAAACTCTATGGAGAAATAGCGCTATTCTTCGTAGCATTTTTAATGGAAATGACGATGGTCCTCGTAGAGATGTTGATAGATGCACTATGAGATTTGGAGATAGTTGGACAATTGCTATTCCTATGGGTGATGGAAGTAAGATCAGAGGTTTGCGTGCTCATATTATTATAGCAGACGAATTTGCTAGTATTAGTCCTGATATATATGAAACCGTAGTATCCGGCTTCGCTGCGGTATCAGCAACACCAATCCAAAATGTTAAAAAAGAAGCTAAAAAACAAGCCATGAAGGATGCTGGTCTATGGAACGAAGACCTAGAACAATTAAGTTTTAGTATGGGTAATCAGGCGATTATTGCTGGAACTGCCGATTATGCATTTAAACATTTTGCTAGTTATTGGAAAAGATATAAAACTATTATAGAAAGTAAAGGAGAAAAACATAAATTAGAAGAAATTTTTAAAAGCGAAGTTCCAGAGAATTTTAATTGGAAAGACTATAGTATTATTCGCATACCATATGAACTAATCCCAAAAGGATTTATGGATGATAAACAAGTTGCACGAGCCAAGGCCACTATTCATACTGGCATATATAATATGGAATATGCTGCTTGTTTTACAGAAGATAGCGATGGTTTTTTTAAACGTAGCTTAATTGAAAGTTGTGTTACTAAAGATAATAATCCAATATTAATTAATAATGAAAAAATTATTTTTGATCCTAAAATTAGCGGAGACCCTAAATATAAGTATGTTTATGGTGTGGATCCGGCTAGTGAAAAAGATAATTTTAGTATTGTTGTTTTGGAAGTGCATCCTAATCATAGCAGAATAGTATATTGTTGGACAACCAATCGTACTAATTTTAAAGAAAGACAAAATGCAGGATTAGTATCTGAACATGATTTTTATGCGTTTTGTGCTAGAAAAATTAGAAATCTCATGAAAGTATTTCCTTGTGAACGAATAGGAATGGATGCTCAGGGTGGTGGTATAGCCATAGAAGAAGCTTTGCACGATCCTGATAAATTAGAAGATGGAGAAATTTTAATTTGGCCAGTAATAGAAGATAAGCCCAAAGATACAGATGATCAACAAGGTTTACACATTTTAGAATTAGTGCAATTTGCTAGAGCAGATTGGACCAGCCAAGCTAATCATGGATTACGCAAAGATTTAGAAGATAAAGTATTATTATTACCTCGTTTTGATGAAATTAGTTTAGTATTAGCTTTAGATCAGGAAAACAGGGATATTAAAACAGCAGATTTAACACCCATCTATGATAGCATTAGTGAATGCGTATTAGAAATAGAAGAACTTAAAAATGAATTAACAACAATAGTGATGACCCAAACTAGCACAGGATCAGGAGCCAGAGACAGATGGGATACTCCAGACATTAAACTTCCTAATGGCAAAAAGGGCAAGCTTAGAAAAGACCGATATAGCGCATTGTTAATAGCAAATATGATAGCAAGACAAATTAGCAGATCTATAGCTCCAATATCTTATGAAATAATAGGAACAGATGCTTCATTATCAGTAAAAAATAATGGTCAAATGTATAAGGGTCCAAACTGGTTTACAGAGAATGCTAATGATGATATTTATATAGGAATCTACAAATAAGAGTGTATAATATAATTACAATCCTATTACATTACAATTAGAAAATTATGGCTAAAAAATACCCAAAAAGCGAAGCGATAGAAAACGCACAATTATCAGAATCTGAAGCGTATGTCACATGGGGAGATGATCTGACTAGTAAGCAAAACGCATTGAAAGAATCGTCTCAATGCTTGGATGAATATGGCCTTTTTAACACATCTGCTTCGTATCGTAGAAGAGGTAATGATTATAGTAATTTAATGCCTGGTATTAGTGGCAAACCAGGATTAACTAGAGAAGGATATGATTATTTTCGTCCAGATGAAGCTGTTCCAACACATATTAAAAATATTATTCGTAGAGCAGAAGAAATTTATCAAAAGGTTGGTTTAGTAAAAAACGTAATTGATCTTATGGCAGATTTTGCTGTACAGGGAGTTAAGCCCGTTTGCAAGAATAAAAGAACAGAAAGATTTTATCGTAAATGGTTCAAAAAAATTAATGGAAAAGATAGAAGCGAAAGATTTTTAAACAACCTATATAAAACAGCAAATGTTGTAATAAACAGACAAACAGCAAAAATTAGTCTTAAAACAGTTGATGAGTTCTTTAGAACTAATGCTACCGCAGATACAACAGAACAAGATGACGATACTGTAAATGTTGATAAAAGAGAAATTCCATGGAGATATACTTTTATTGATCCTGTATATGTAAATGTTGCAGCAGGATCTCTATCCTCGTTCGTTGGTAAAAAACGATATGAATTATTAATTCCCACAAGTTTACGTAAAGTTATTAATAGTCCTAAAACAGAGAATGAAAAAACTATAATTTCTTCTTTACCAGCTCAAATCATAGCAGCAGCTAAAGAGAAAAAACCATACCCACTAGATCCTAATAAGACACTAGTTTTCCATTATAAAAAAGATGATTGGCAGAGTTGGGCATACCCAATGATATACAGTATCATGGATGATATTACAGTAATCGAAAAACTTAAACTAGCAGATATGTCTGCTCTTGATGGGGCTATTAGCAATATTCGTATTTTTAAACTAGGAAATCTAGAACATAAGATAGCACCAACTAAGGCAGCTGCTAGTAAATTATCTAGTATACTTCAAAATAATGTTGGCGGAGGAACATTAGATCTTGTGTGGGGTCCTGATATTGAGTTAATTGAAAGTAAAACTAGTGTTCATCAGTTTTTAGGAGAAGGAAAATATATTCCTCACTTAAATAGTGTTTATGCGGGTCTTGGTATCCCCCCTACATTGACAGGAACATTTGGGGCTGCTGGCACAACAAATAATTTTATTAGTTTAAAAACATTAACACAAAGACTACAATACGGTCGTGACATATTAGTTACATTTTGGGAAAAAGAATTTGAATTAGTACAAAAAGCAATGGGTTTCAAGTATGCTGCTAAAATAGAATTTGATAGAATGGATCTTAGTAACGAGGATGCAGAAAAGGCATTATTAGTACAATTAGCAGATAGAAACTTAATCAGTGACGAATTGTTACAAACAAGATTTGGTTTTGATCCAGAGATGGAAAAAACTAGACTTAATAGAGAACAAAGAGATAGAGCATCTGATAGAATGGTTCCTAAAGCTGGTCCTTGGTATGATCCAATGTTTGAAGAATCATTAATGAAAACAGCTTTACAAATAGGATTAGTTACTCCGAGTCAAGTCGGTCTTGAGCTACAAAAGAAAAAACCCGGAGAAAAAACAGTTCTGGAAATGAAGACACCATCTTTTACTAATCCTAATAGCGTTAAAGATTCGCCAGAATCTTTAAAAGGTATTCCGGGACAAGGAAGACCAAAGAACTCAAAAGATTCCGAAAAAAGAAAAACGAAAAAATTTACTCCACAAACAGGAGCCAAACTACAGCTATGGGCGGATGCGGCACAAGATCAAATTTCTGATATTATGAATCCAGTATTATTAGATTTTTATAATAAAAAAAATATGAGAAGTTTATCTAATAACCAATATGATGAAATTGAAGAAACCAAAACAAAACTATTATTATCGTCAATTCCATATAAAGAAATTAATGATAATTATTTAATTAGTACACTACAATTTCTACAAACCAATCCTGCGCAAATTTCTCAAATTTATAACTACTATAATCGTTTTTTAAATACTATGAAAACCACTTTTGGCAGAGACCTATCTGTTCAAGAACTTAAACAGGTTAAATCTTATTTTTATTCAATGGTGTATGTTAATCTAACTCAAACAGAAAAAGAGACAATATGATTATATATAATCAAGAAATAAAAGATGGTCTTGAGAAACAAATATCAGCATCGGCCGCTATTAGTATAGCGTCTTTAGCGGAACCAATATCTGTTGATAATAAAAATAATATTAAAAATATTAAAGCATTAGCATCTTATGATGATAATGATCTATATTATGTACAATCAATTTTAGTTACATCATCTTGGAATAAAAATGATGATATTTTCAACAAAGACGAAGTATGGGTAGCTAAAAATACTCCAGAAGATAAACCAACAAATTTAGAGCACGACGAAAATACGATCATCGGACATATAGTATCTAATTGGCCCATAACTGATGACGGCATACTTATAGACACAAACACACCATTAGAGAACCTCCCTGAAAAATTTCATATTGTAACCGGATCTGTAATTTACAGGGCTTATGTAAATCCAGAGCTTAAAGAAAGAACATCTAAATTGATAGCTGAAATTGAAAATGGCTCTAAATATGTAAGTATGGAGTGTATGTTTAAGGGTTTTGATTATGGATTAATTAATGAAGAAACTGGAGAATATAAAGTTTTATCTAGATCAGAAGAAACATCTTTTTTGACAAAACATCTTAGAGCATATGGAGGAAGTGGGAAATATGAAAACCATAAAATTGGTCGAGTTTTGAGACAAATAACTTTTTCTGGCAAAGGATATGTTGACAGACCAGCGAATCCAGATAGTATTATATTTAATAAAGAAAATTTTATGAGTCTTTCAAATATAAAAAATACAGAAAAAACTTTTTCGGGTGTATCAGAAATAAGTACAAATCTAACGGAGAATAATACTATGAATTTAGAAAAAGAAATTGCCGAGATTAAAGAAAAGGTAGAAGCAATGAAAGATTGTGCTTCAGCAACTCAAGAAGCATATGCTCAAATTAGCGAGCTAAAAGACAAGATCGTTGCTCTTGAGACCGAATTATCTCAGGCCAAATCAGCATATTCAGAACTTTTTGAAAGCTCTGAAGCTGCTAAAAAAATGAGCGAAGAAGAGATGATGAAGAAAGAAGAAGAAATGAAAAAGGCCAAGTCAGAACTAGACTCTGCTCTAGAAGCTGTTGCTGCCTATAAGAACAAAGAAGAAGAAATGATGAAGAAAGAAAAGAAGATGAAAAGAATGGCTTCTCTTCTTGAAAAAGGCTTAGATCAAGAAGTAGCATCATCTGCTGTTGATCAATTTGAAAGCCTCGAAGATTCTGCATTTGACGCCATGATAGACCTTGTTAGCAATGCTGCTAAAAAAGTTAAAATGGTAGAAGAAAAAAAACCAAAAGCTTCAGAAACCGAAGCAGAAAAGATTTTAGATAATGCAGAACCGGTAAATGAACTTGATCTTAGTGCTGGTGGTGACGAGTCTGAAAATACTAACACTACTCGCGCAGCACTAGTTGATTTTGTATGTGCTAGACTAGGTAAAAAACTTAATAAGGGAGAATAATAATATGGCTCTTAAATCAGATCGTATCGAACTATTAACAGATATTTCTTTCTTCATGACAACAGTAGCCGAAAAAGGCGGTGTTGTAACCGCTGTTACAAGCGGCGAAGGTGTGTCAATGGATGATGCCAATGCTGTAGTATCATATAGTGCTGTAGGCACTGGTGTTAATCCAGTCGGCGTTCTACTTAATGATGTTGTTAACTATGATCTAACCAGACAACACATTAATTGGCACAAAGATGAAGTGCAGGTTGATGGTAAAGTAACATTACTACGCCAGGGCCAAGTTACTACAAATATGCTCGTTCCTGGTATTAGTCCTGTTGCTGGCGCCAAAGCTTATGTTGGAGCCAGTGGTATGATTGGTACAAGTAGTACAAATAGTGTGCAAATCGGATCATTCTTAAGTTCTAAGGATGCCGATGGTTATGCCAAAGTATCCGTAAACATCGCTTAATTTAAGAGGGAGAATAAAAATATGTCCAACAAAGCTTTTGAACCAACACCAGAGCTTACTGATCTTCTAGTTCGTTCTGGTTCAGCCAATAAAGAAGAAGCTATTGCAGCAAATGCTGAATTTGCTAAAGCTCTTGAACTACCTTTACGACAAGGTATTTTAAATGGAGATATTCTAGACGGTATCTTTGAGCCAATCACATTGAGTCAAAGCGCTACTCCAGAATTTCCATTAGATTTCCTTGCTCCTGGTACAGAAAAAGATTTCGTTGCCTATACCATTCCTAATCATGGTTATATTCCAGAGAGACACGTTGAAGGCGATTACGTCATGGTTCCAACCTATGACATTGGCGCTAGTATCGACTATCTCCTAAAGTATGCTCGTGATGCTCGTTGGGATGTTGTTGGTCGTGCTATGGAAGTTATGGAAGCTCAATTTGTTAAAAAGATGAACGACGATGGTTGGCATACATTGCTAGCTGCTGGTGTTGATCGTAATATCGTTGTATACGATAGTGATGCCGCCGCTGGTCAATTCACCAAGCGTCTCGTAAGTCTCATGAAAACAGTTATGCGTAGAAACGGCGGCGGTAACTCAGCCAGTAATAACCGTGGTATGCTAACTGATCTTTATGTTTCTCCAGAAGCTATGGAAGATATTCGCAATTGGGGTCTAGATCAAGTTGACGAAATTACTCGTCGTGAAATTTATGTTGCTGCTGATGGTACTCTTAATAGAGTTTTCGGCGTCAACCTTCACGATCTTGATGAACTAGGCGAAGATCAAGAATATCAACTATTCTATGATAATGTTCTATCAGGAACACTACCATCAGGCGATGCTGAACTAGTAGTTGGTCTTGATCTACGCAAGAGAGATAGCTTTATAATGCCAATTCGTGAGCAAGTTCAAATCTTTGAAGACGATACACTACATCGTCAAAAGAGAGCTGGCTTCTACGGCTGGGCAGAGCAAGGCTTTGCTGTTCTTGATAATCGTAGAGTGCTACTCGGTTCTCTATAATCAAAAGATTAAATCTTTTCATATGAAGAAAGCCGCTCCTTTGGGGCGGCTTTTTTTATGTCGGTGTATAAAATATAGTATCTTTTTTATTATAATATAACAAAGGAATTTTATTATGTCTTGGCAAAATGAAATGACCACAATGGTTCGCATTTTAGTCAATGATTCAGTAGCTCCTTATCAATTTAGTGATGAGCGCATTGAACAAACTATTTTAGTAGCTGGTAAATATGTTCAATTTGATGTTGTGTTAGACCATCCGTATACTATTGATGTATCAAATAATGCGCTATCTCCTGATCCAACAGTAGACAATGATGAAATATTTATTATATTGACTACTTTAAAAGCAGCATGTTTAATTGACCAAGGATCTTTACGAACCAAAGCTGCTATGGAAGGCGTTAGAGCAGCATTAGGACCCGCTTCTTTAAGCGTTAGTGGTGCTGCTAGTGGTTGGGAAATGATTTTAAAACATGGCCCATGTAAACTATATGATGATCTAGTTGAGCATTGGGATGTTGCTAATGCTAGTGCTATAGCGGCTGTTCTTGGTCCATTTAGTGGAAATAAATTTGATCCTACTATGCAAAGATCAAGCACTAGATTTGATCCTTATAGAACAGGATTTTATTCATAGTGTAATAATTTTAGAATATAATTATGGATATTATTAATAACGATCTTAAAAACCTATATCATAATATGATAGATGAACTGCTTAGGCAGAATTCTTTATCATTACCTTGTAAGTTGATATATGAAGGGTCTAAATTCACAGAATGTATCAATTGTTATATAGATCCTATTTCTCACAAATCTAGCAATAATTATAAAGCTGGCGGCCCCATACAATTTACGGATGGTCAGATTTGTCCTTATTGCAACGGTGTAGGGGGCGAGTATATTGAACAAACAGATATTGTTAATATGATGGTTTTGTTTGATTATAAATATTGGATTAATTTTAATAGTAAAATACATAGTCCAGAAGGTCTTGTGCAAACTATTAGCAAGTTTGACCTTTATGCTAAAATTAAAAATTGTAATAAAATAATTATAGATAGTAATATACAAGATTATACAGAAAGTTATTATCAAAGAAATAGTGAGCCACAACCATGCGGTTTTGGTAATAGCTCATATATATTTACATATTGGAAAAAAATATGAGTAAACTTACTTTTTCTCTTAAACTAGCCGAGGATAATTCAACAATAAGTAAAAATATTATTAATGCATTATTACCTGATATTAGAAGATATTTTACAAATATTAGTAATAAACTAATCAGAACTATTCCAGATATAGTTGTTAAAGCGATTGTTGCACAACCTGAATATCAGGCTTTATTAAATGGACAATTGCAGTACGAATTTGGCATCCCTGATCCCGCTGCTAGACTTTCCCAAATTTTAGAAACCATTAAAAATGGACAATCAATAAATATACAAGCACCTCAATTAACAGGAAATCGGATATCTGCGAAACTTACTTTTGGTATGGTAAAAAAAGATTTTTCAGATCTATTAAGTTTAGGCGCTGCAACGATAAATACAGAAAAAGGAGTTCAATTAAATTGGTTAGAATGGTTATTAGTTCAAGGAGATACTGTTATAATTAGTAATTATGACTTTATTTTAGGGCCTAGTCCATACTCTCGTACTGGTATGGGTATCATGAGAGAAAGAAGTGGTGGTTCATGGAGAGTTCCTCCAGAATATGCTGGTACAGTAAATAATAATTGGATTACAAGAGCTATAGATAGTGCAGCACAATCAATAGATCAAACTATAACCAATATAATTAATAATTAGGATACTTTATATGACGTTTAATCCATCATTTATAGGAGTGAATAGTATAGGCGAATCGCTTATACTTAATGAATTAATTAATAATTATAAATCTTTTTTAGATTGGGGATTCTTAAATATTGGAGCATTTACAAATGTTAAAATTCCTACAAATAATATTCATAATTTTAATTTACATATTTTAAAACCAACAATAGATAATATTAATACTACAGATACTGTATGGCAAACACCCAGAAAAGACTGGATATACGAATCTGGTGTTAGTTTTAGCGGAACTTCTCCTACTAATATTAGTGGTGTATATATTAATTCTACATTCTATCCCGCACCAACAGGTAATGCTAGTTTAGGATATAAAATTAATTATCCTGATGGTAGAATTATTTTTAATAGACCATTACCATCCTCAACAACAGCACATATAGAATATTCTTATCGTAATATACAAGTTTATAAAATGGAAGAATTTCCTTATTGGAAAGAAATACAACAAGCTTCTTTAGAAAATAAAACAGGATTTTCTCTTAAAGATAAAGGAGATTTTTCAATATCTGGAGAAAAAAGAGTACAATTACCAGCAATCATTATAGAACCAGTAGCACGATCATCTAGTAAGCCATTTCACTTAGGAGATGTATCTCAGATACTCCAGCAAGACCTATTGTTGCATGTATTATGTGATAATAGTAAAGATAAAAATAATATAGTCGATATATTAAGATTGCAAAAAGACAGAGTTTTATCGCTATATAATACAGATCAAATTATTAAAGACAATATTTACCCATTAAATTATGATGGGTCAAAAAATATAAACGGTCAAAATTATAATATTTTTGTTAATAATGATAATCATAAGTGGATATATTGTAGAATTAGTGATATTAATATTTCAGATATGTATTTTACCAATATTCGTATGTATGGTGCTGTAGTTAGGATTACTAATGAACTTATTATATTACAAAATGATAATTCTGCTCATTGTTAATTTTACCATTTAATTGGTCAAAAAAGATAAATATCTCTTTAGTTTTTATAAATTTGGGTGTATTCTAAAAATAGAAATCAGCTAGATTTAATTCTCATAGCATAAAATAACCACTTCGAAATGGAGATCTAAAATGCCAGAACGTATTTTTTACGCAACACACAACGTAACTTTAGGTGGTAGTTCACTAAAAGGCGTTCAGAGTGTTAGCTTATCATCAAATTTCGGTATTGAGCCAGTGTTTCAATTAGGTCAATGCGACGTAGTTGAATATGTTCCAAACGTTCCAGAGTGCGAAGTAACTATTACAAGAGCTTTATATGGTGGTTCAGCATTATCATTAGAATTAAGTAACACAGCATGCTCAACAGCTGAAGAGTTACTTAATGAAGAAAAAGATATTATTATCGGTAGTGATGCTGGTGGTTTTACTGTGCAAAACGCTTTATTGTCTGGATATACAGTTAACTTTAGTACAGACGGAGTATTTACAGAAGAATTAACATATGTTGGCGATACTTTGGTGTCTGGAGGGTCATTTTCTCCTAATAATGATAGTGATATTCATATGCCTCGTAGACAAGACTGGACTGGTCCAAGCGGTGCTATTAGTGCTAGATTAACGCTTAATCTTAGTAGAGATCCAGTTTTCGTTCTTGGTCAATATAAACCTCTAAAGCGTTTCGTACAGTTTCCTATTGAAACAACTCTAGAACTTGGGTATTTACTACCAGATGGTGGTAGTTCACCTGCTGATCCCCCAAATTGTGCCGCTGATCCAGAGGGCAACCAAATATTTACTATTGGTGCTTGCGGCACATCATTTAGTATAGGTAAAGCTAAATTGAGTAATATTGGATATAGTGGTGGTGATACTGGTGGTGGTAATGTTACAGTAACATATACCTATACATCATATAATAATGTTAGTATTGGCTAATATTATTTAAAATAAATAGTTAATTAAATTTAACAACAAACTAAAAGGAAAAGTTTGTGGCAGGACCTAATATACAAATTAATAGATTTAAAGATTTATCAGTTAGTAAGGCAGGATCACCGATCAACGGACTGGTATCTGCTAGATACTCTTTAAATAGAGATGTTAATAATATATTTAAATTAGGATCATCGAACCCTGTGGCGAATTATGGGTCGTTACCAGAAATAGAAGTGTCATATACTGGCTACGCTAATGGTAGCATAGGAGGATTCGATGTTAGTGAAGCAAACACATTTACAACAATATTTATTAATGGATCAAATGGAGGAGTAGGTTGTGGTTTGGCTGTGTTGTCATCTGTAAGATTTGATATGTCTGTGGATGAGCCATTTACAATTACTAAAACATTTACAGGATATTCGAAGCCACAGGGAGGAGGGGAAGGAGAAGGATCTTTATTACCATATGTTATTAAGAGAGCAGATTATAGTGGCGGATTACCCTCTGGTATTAGTGGTAATTACTTAACTAAAGTAAGTGCTGAAATATCTATATCTAGAGATATTGTAGGAGAATTTGCCACCAGAAGACCTTATGCTTCCGTAGTTACATATCCTATTAAACAAAGCATAACTTATGATGTTATTGCATCCTCTATGGATTCTGTAGTTATAGATGATCTATATCAAGCTTGTGAAAATCCAGATAGTACTAAATATGATGCAAGTATAGGGGCCTGTGGAATAAGTTATGGAATTAGTAATGCTTATGTTACGTCTATTGAATATGGAGGAGGAGAAGCATCTCCTAATGGTAGTCCACAAACTATCTCTATAACATATACTAGTTACGATGAAATACCAGGCTTAAAACCCATCATTTTATTTGATTAAGTATGAATTTAGAAAAATTATTATATAGAATAATATTAGGTTATTATTTTTTAAAGATTAATGAAGAAACTTATAAAGTTGTTGTTCCTGATTTTAAATTAAAATATGATGCTGAAACTTTATATGATAATATTATTGAAGAAAATAAGTTTGATAAAAGATTATTAACTAATGAAGAAATTAAAATTTATTTAATAAATAATGGGGTGTGGAGTCCTAATGATGATCAAAAAATTAAGAATCTAGAGCAGCAAGTTGATGATACTAAAGTTGATTTATATTTAAACTTTAGTAATTCTAGGAAAAAAGAACTTTTTTATAAAAATATTAAATATTTAGAAAACGCATTATCTCAATTAAATAGTAGAAAAAATAGTTTTAATTATTTAAGTATCGAAGATCATGCAATCTCTATTAAAAATGAATTTATTATAATGAATACTCTTTATGATAAAAATAATAATTTAGTATTTAATACTAATGAAGAAACTAATTATATTATATTACAAAACTTTATTAAAGAAATATTAGAATATATTATTACAGCGAAACAAATGAGAGAATTAGTAAAATCATCAGTTTGGAAATCATACTCATCATCATGTAATGTACAAAGAGATATTCTTAATACCGATGATGATTATAAACATTTAATAAATTTTCATAATATGTATAATAATGTAAGACAACACCCAGAGTGTCCTTCAGAGGATATAATAAATGATGACTATGCTTTGGATGGCTGGTATATACATCAAAATAGAAAAGCAGAAAAAGAAAAGAAGAAAAATGCTATTTTAGAGAAGGTTGGGGGTAATATAAAGGATGGAGCAGGACACGTTTTCGTGTTTACTAATAACGAGGAAGAAATTAAAGCGATCAATGAACTTAATGGACCAGAAGAAAAACAGTTCAAATCTGAAATTTTGGAACATGCAAAGAAAAATGAAAATACAAACTGGAATGATTTGCCAGCGGTTAAAAGACAGAACCAGATAGAGTTAGAGAAGATAAAGAAACAATTTAAGAAGTAATAGGATTAGGAATATGAAAAAATCTACTAAAAGTATTATACATCAAGTATCCAAAAGATTTCAAACAAGTATGATAGGATCATTAGCAAGGATTGAGGATAACTTTGGTTACTTATGGGGACATAATTCTGATAAACCATTAACAGATAAACAAAAAGAATTTTTAGATTTGTGGGAATACACAAGAACATCTATACTTAATCATGGCAATAATCAAATGAGAGATGCTATTGATGAAATTATGGAATACTTAGAACAAAATGACCCAAATGCAAAATATAAGATAACATTTATAGACCCTAATTATACAGATAACAGAAAGGACCGAAAATGAGTATAGATTCATTTACAATCACAATCAAGGACAAAGAAGAAAAGTTTACATTAAAATCACCATCTTTAAATGATCAGAGAGAAGCTCAGAAAGTTTATAATCAAGCTTTCTCTGATGCTGTTAAGTCGGGATGCATTGTTAGAGCGAGACTAGACGATCTGTTAAAAGAACAAGGTTTGTGGGATGATTCCAAACAGGCCAAAATGAACAATATTCAGCAACAAATTTCTGATCATGAAAAATCACTAGCAAAAGGTGGTATTAGTTTAAAAACAGCTAAAGATTTGGCCGTTCAAATTAGAGAATTACGAGACGATCTTAGAGATCTAATCTCTGTAAGAACCAATTTGGACAATCACACAGCAGAAGGTCAAGCTGATAATGCTAGATTTAACTATTTGATATCTTGTTGTTTGGTGTATTCAGATAATAAAGAAAAGAAATATTTTAAAGATTATGCAGACTATTTGGGTAGAGCTTCTGAGCCTGTGGCTATAAGAGCAGCCCAAGTATTGGCGAATATGCTATATGGTTTAGATAATGATTATGAAAAGAAGTTGCCAGAAAATAAATTTTTGATTAAATATAAATTTGTTGATGATAAATTACGCTTGGTGAATAAAGATGGCCATCTAGTTGATAGTGAAGGAAGACTAATTGACGAAACTGGTCGTTTTATAAATAGTAAAGGTGAGTATGTTGATAAGAATGGTAATCTTGTTGACATTAATGGAGATTATGTAGAAGATTTTAAGCCCTTTATAGATGATGATGGTAATCCTGTAATTTTAGAGGAAACTAAGGAAGTAACAACAAATGTTGAACCAGTTAAATCTACAAATGAGGTTGAAAAAGCTTAATATCTGCAATAATTACTACTTCAAAGGAAGCATCATGGTATTATTCAATACTATGGTGCTTTCTTTATTTACAAGGATAAATAATGGCAGCATTTAATTTAACAGCTGAACTAAATCTTAGAGGTCCATCAAATTTAAATCAGGTTGTGTCTAATATACGTAGACAATTATCTACAGTCACTCTTGATTTAAATATTAATCCTAATACATCTAGGGGTATTCAAGCTGTTACTAGCAATGTAAGAAATCTTAGTGCGGCTCTAAGAGATGCTCAAAATAATGCGGCTGCTTTATCATCTACTTTATCTACATTAGTTGGAAATATTAATAATGTTGGTTCTGCTGCTGGTAATATTAATAATGCATTTAATAGACTTAATACACAAACTAGAGGTGCTGCTACAGGATTAGGAGATGCGGCTTCCGAAATGGAACAATTTGGTAGACAATCAGCATTGGCTATTCGTAGATTTGCTGCGTTTAGTGTGGCCACTGGAGGTATTTATACTCTAGTTAGAGCTATATCGTCAGCTTATTCAGAATTTGTTAATTTTAATAGAGAGTTTGTAAGACTACAACAAGTTACCAATTCTTCAGCATCGGGATTATCTGGACTAGCTGATGAAATAACAAGATTATCTACTGGTCTTGGTGTTAGTTCATCTGAACTATTAAATGTTTCTACAACATTGGCTCAAGCTGGCTTATCAGCCACACAAACTAAAACAGCACTAGAAGCTCTAGCAAAATCAGCGCTTGCTCCGTCTTTTGATAGTTTAAATGATACCGTAGAAGGTAGTATTGCATTAATGAGACAGTTCGGAATTAGTGCAGGAGAACTAGAAGGAGCATTAGGTTCTATCAATGCTGTTGCTGCTAAGTTTGCTGTAGAAGCTGGAGATATTATTACTGCTATTCAGCGTACTGGTGGTGTGTTTGCTACAGCTAGCAAAGGGGTTAGCGAAGGTACACAAGCCTTAAATGAATTTATTGCTGTATTTACCAGTGTTCGTGCTACTACTCGTGAAAGTGCCGAAACTATTGCTACCGGTTTGAGAACCATCTTTACTCGTATTCAAAGAGGAGGAACAATACAATCCTTAAAAGATGTTGGAATTGTTTTAACAGATTTAGAAGGTAAGTTCGTAGGACCATTTGAGGCTATAAAAAGACTTAGTGAAGGATTAGCAAGTTTAGATCCTAGAGACTTAAGATTTAGTCAGATCGTGGAAGAATTGGGTGGTTTCCGTCAAATTGGTAAAGTTATTCCATTAATTCAACAGTTCGCCACAGCACAACAAGCATTAGGAGTAGCACAAAGAGGGGCAGGATCTCTTACAGCAGATTCTGCCAAAGCACAAGAGGCCTTAGCTATTAGAATTAATAAAGTAAGAGAAGAATTTGTTGCTTTAATTAGAGACATTGGACAAACACAAAGTTTTCAAAAGTTTGTTGATGTTTCATTAAGTCTTGCCAGCGCTCTTATATCGGTAGCATCATCCGCTAAAGAAGTTTTACCAGCTTTAACAGCGATAGCAGCTATACGAGCAATTCCAGCTATAGGACAATTTGCTAGAGGCTTTACTGGAGGTATTGGTAGACAAAGACGTTTTGCAAGTGGTGGTATGGTTCCAGGAAGCGGCAATAGAGATACTGTTCCAGCAATGTTAACTCCTGGAGAATTTGTAATTCGTAAAAAAGCAGTAGAATCTATTGGTGTGGATAAATTAGCAGCTTTAAATAGAAATGGAGGTGGCGCGGTTCCTCAATATTTTAATAGTGGAGGTTTGGTTCAAAAATTTGCTGGTGGCGGAGGTGTGCAAAAATTAATAAATGGAGAATATGTAGAAGGCTCAACTTTAGCAGCACTTAAAGAACTTACTAGAGACTTTCTAATGCCTAGGTCTAGAAAAGGAGGTAGAAGAAAAATATCCTTTACTACACAAAAAGCAGTAGCAATATCTAAACAGATTCCGCCAGAACTACTTGAACAAATAGAAAAAGAAGGACGTTTAGTCTCTGGTACTGGATTACGAGAAGATTTACCAAAAGGTAGTCCTGGTCTTGTAGTAGATAAAGTAGTTAATGTAGCATTAGCAAAAGCTAAAAGACGCAAAGCAGGACAGCTTAAAAAAACACAAGGAGCCTTAACATTTAGTGCTGCCGGATTACAAAGAGGACCAAGACCGCCAGAAGAATTAAGAGGTAAAAAAGGGCCAGATGGTGAGTTTTCTATGAAAACCCCAGCATACTTAGCTGCTGACCCTGAGTTTGCAAGAGTTATGGGGATTGATACTGGTATTAAGGGAGGATTTTTAAAACAATTTGAAGCACAAGCAAAACAAGAAATATTTACAAGTCCTAAAAGTCTATTAGATAGATTTCCACAGGCTAAAAATCAACTTGAAAGCTTTAGAGCGTCTTTAGAAAAACAATTAATAGAACAACAATCAAAAATAAAAAAAGATCCCAAAACTATTAAAAGTCTTCAAGACCAAATTAAGAAAACTAGCACAGCATTACAAGATATTGATCAGTATATTGAGGGAGGTTCTCCAGCAAATGCTGGACGAGCATCTCATTTTGCATGGTCTATGAGACAAGCAATACCGGAGTCTAAAGAGTTTGCTGATGGTGGTATGGTTCAAAAATTTATGGCTGGTGAATTTGTTAAAAAACAAAAACGCTCCAAAGTTCCTTCTTATGCGAATCAAAAAGAGGTTAATAAAGCATTAAATAGTGGCGCAGCTATTAGGACATTTGGTTTGGTGGGTATTAAGGGTGGTTCTGGACAGGGTTCTTATTTTAATCAGACGTTGGTTGCTAAACCTAAAGGCATGAGCCCTCTTCCTGTCAAGATTCAAGTTGGTACGCTAGAAGAACAAGAGACTAAAGATAAAACTGGATTTGCTCAAAGTATTGATAATGATATTAAGAAATTATTTAATCTTTCAATTAGAAAAACAGCCAGAAAGCTTGGATCATTATTAAAAAGCGAAGTTAAACCACAATCTTCTGAATCTATAGATAAAATTGTTAATAATTCTGGTTTTCAACAAGTAGTAGGATCAGTATTTGAAGGTGCTCTTAATATGATAGGAGCCCCATATTTTGAAAAAAAACAATCAACTAAATCTATGGATTTTCCGTTCGGTTTAGGTGGAGTATCGTCATTATTCAATATTGAAGGCAATATACCAACTGATGCTACAAGAACTGTAGGGTCTGGTGGTAAAGGTCCTGGACGTATGATTGGGCAAATAGAAAGATTTTTAGCAGCAGAAGCTAAAGGATTATATAAATTACCCACAGAAACTTTTACAGCATCAGAATTAAGAAACTTAGCGTCTCGTGCGAGAAACAGTCAAACAGCAGAAGAAATTAATAACATATTATTCAGTACAGGGAAACAATCTGGTAAAAAAGCAATTCCTCTTTTTTTTACGTATGGTAAAAAAGCAGGAATAGTACCAACAGGTTTTGAAGATAGGCTTCGAGAAAATGATGAAACTGTAAGAAGATTAAGAGCCGGTGGTTTTTTTGATTCAGTGATTGAGGAAGCTAAAGCTAATGGTGGTATGATTAAACATTTTGCTTCTGGTGGACCATCTGGTTCTGATACTGTGCCAGCAATGCTTACACCTGGTGAGTTCGTTATAAATAAAGAGGCCGCAAGCAGAATAGGTTCAGCCAATCTTCATAAACTAAATCATGCTGATAAAATTAAAGGATTTAATAAAGGTGGTGCTGTTGGCAATATCCAACACTTTGCAGAAGGAGGTTCCGTCGGAGCTGTTCAAATTGCAGAAATCACTGCCATTGTTGGTGGCTTGGCTTTCTTAACCAGAAGTTTAACAGGATTAGACAGAATAATAGAGAGAACTGCTACAACCTTTTCTAGATTTAATAGTTCAGTTGATATGGGGCTACCAAGAACTGGACAGGGAACAGCACGAGGAACAGGTCGTAGAGATTTTACAAATCAAGGACAAATGGCAAGACAAGCTGGTATTAGTGGTTATGGTCAAACAGCAGATGCTTTTGGTATTGCTTTTGCTGGTGCTGGTTTAGCTACTACTGTTGGAGAAAATATTGGAGGTACTACAGGCAGATCTATCTCTGAGGTTGGAACAACAGTTTCTACAATATTTAGCTTAGCTGCTGCTTTTGGGCTTTTAAGTAATCCTGTTACTGCTTTTGGAACACTTTTAGTATCAGTAGTTCCAGCTTTATTTGCGTGGAAAAAGGCTGTAATAGAATCTACAATAGAACAAGAGCAGAAAAAAATATCTGCGAATTCTCAAACTATAGAAAGATCTTTTGAAGCATTTACAAAATCTAATAATCAGACTCAAAAAGCTCAAAATAGAGATATTTTCTTAAATACACTCGCTAAAAATATTTCATCTGAACAAATTATTAAGAAAAATCAAATATCTGCTGCTTCACCCACTTTTAATATAGGAGGGACAAAAGAGACATTAGTTAATGCTTTTGATTTTAATAAATTAGGACAACAATTTGCAGAAGCCGGTAAAGACAGTTCTGATAAAATATTAGATTTTATTAATCAAGGATTACAAGATAAACTAGATCTTGAAACAATATTTAAACAATTAGAACAAGGTGGCATAAGTAGAGAATCTAGTAGGACCGCTATTGGATTAGCTAGCGTTAAAGGACAAGACATAGCCCAAACACAAGCAAGATTAGCTGTTACAGAGCAGGAATTAGGAAGAGATAGTCCACAAGCTAAAGTATTAAGAAATATTTTAAAAGGATTATTGGACCAAGTAAATAATGACTTTAAAAATTCAGCAAACCAACTTGCTAATGTTAATCAAGCAGTAATTAAAGTTAATCAGTCTTTTAAAGATTTTCTTAGAGGAATTGAAAATCTATCATCTGCTGTTTCTGCTGCTTCAGCGATATTTCAAGAAAAACAAAGACAAATAGATATAGTTGCTGGGTCTTCATTTAGCGGGCAGGCCAGAATAGCTCCCGTTAGTAGACTCAATGAAGAAGTTTTAAGTAATCCAAAAGGATTCTCTAATGAATTAATTAAATCAGAAATTCAAAGAACATCAGAAAGCTTAGGTGTTGATAAAGACATAACACAAAAAGCTACTTCAGCAGCATTGTCTCAAAAAGTATTAGAAACTGATTTAACACAACTATTAAATTCTATTACACAAGCGGAAAAAGAAGGTTCTTTCGGCAATGGTAGAGAAGATATTTTAGCTAGTAAACTAGAGCCAATTTTAGAAAAAGCTGGTGTTGACAAAGAGTTTAGAGGGTTAATTGTAGGAGATATTACTAAGAATTTAAGTAAATTTAGCACATCAGACACAAGTCTTGGTGAAATTTTGGATAAGTCTGAACCTTTAAAAGAATTTTCTCAAAATAATAACAAGGCTATGCAAGATTTTAGTAATATTACTAGAACAGCTAATAATACTTTAGATACAACAGTGAATAGATTAAACCAATTTGTTGAAGCAACAGAAAAAGCAACAGATGCTCAAATAAAAGTTGAACAAATTAGACTTGAAGGAATTAACCAATTAGACGAGGCTGTTGGTCGTAGAGTTTCTTTACAACAAAAAAATGCTATCTCTGATACAACCATTCAAACAGCTACCCGTACTATTGGTCCTGATGGCAAACCAATACAAGGAACAGGCACCACAAACATACAAGAAATTGGACGTAGATTGGAAATAGCAGAAAAACAAAGAGTGGCTCTAGAATTAAAACCACAAAGAACACAAGATGATTTCAAAGAGTTAGGAAGACTTAATGCTCAAATAAATCAATACGAAAATGCTTTGAAAAAAGTTACTACTGAAACCACTAAGTTCTCTAATGCTTTAACAGAAATACAAAAACTAAGACAAGAAAGAGAAAATAAACAAAATGCATTTTTAGATTTTGCCAGCAATGCCAACGATCCAGAATTTTTAATGAATTTTACTAATGATGTTGGTTCTTTAGTAAGAGTTCTATCTGGTAGAGGTCAGTTGTTTGATATACAAGGAGCTAGAAGAGCGTTTGAGACCAGGTTATCTACGCTACCAGAAGGAGAAAGAGACTCTGCAAAAACGGAATTTACTAAATTTGTTGCTGATATTTTACGTATTCCTCCTGAGCTTCAGAAAGAGTTTGGAGCACAATTTTTTGGGGCAAATCCAGCAGAAAAGGCAGCAGAAGACGCTGCTAAAAAAGCTAATGCAGATATGGAAGCCGCTGCGCAAATACTCGCTAAAGCAACGACAGATTCATCTAGTACATTTTACACAAATGTTACTGATGCTGGTAAACAGGTTGCTTCAGATATTAAAACGAGTTTAGCAGCACAACAACAAAATAATAATCAACCACCTGCTGGCCAAAACCCAATTCAACCAGGAAATAATCATAATGGTGGTTTAATATACGCAAATAAAGGCAGATATGTTAATTTTGAACCAAAGGGTACAGATACTGTTCCTGCTATGTTAACTCCGGGAGAGTTTGTGGTCAATGCTAAGGCCACGAAGCAAAATTTAGGATTATTACAGCAAATTAATAAAGGTGGTAAGATTGGTGGATTTAGTAGGGGTGGAGTGGTTTATTTAGCTGATGGTGGCTCTGTTCCGGGACAACGAAAAATGTCTCAAGAAGAAAAGGTTTATAAACAGAAGAGAAGAGAAAGAATACAACAAAGAAATTCTCAGATGGCCAATTCTGATAGAAATAGAGCTGCTCAGAGAAACTTACCACAACAACCAATAGAGGAAACACCGACTGATCCCACCCAAGATTCTTCTCTTCCGGAAGATTCTCCATCTATGATTCTACTTAGACAAGCACAGGCGCAGGATGCTGCTGCTGAAGCTAATAAGATTGCTCTAGAAGAAAAATATGCTGAAGAACAAAGGCTAAGAGATAAAAAATTTCAAACAGAAATAGACAATATTCCATCTAGACTACAAGCAGAAAAAGATAAAAAGATAGCAGAAGCTAAAGCTAGGTCTGATGCGAGAGTTGCTGAATTAGCAGCTAGAGAAGCTGAACAAGATAATAAAGCTCAATCTTTAGGATACAAAGACAGATTTGATATGGATAGAGCTAATAGAGAAAAGAGAAAACAAGATAAACTCAAGATGGAAGCAGATCAGCAGGAGTCAATAGCTAATGGTATTGCTAGTTTAATTTTAATAGACCCTATTACTAGACAGATTTTAAACGAAAGAGATCCGTCCGATATTCAAGCAGAACTGGATAGATTAAATGAGATTAAACAAAAAAGAATAAAAGAAATTGGTAGTGAAGAACTTTTACAACGAGCTGATCCTCAATTATTAGCTAGAATCAGAGAATTAGAAACAACTAAAAGAGGCACAGAAATAGCTATTAGTCAAGATCAAATCTTAAGAGCTAAAGAAATTGAAGATACTAATAAAGAATATCAAGAATTAGATAAATCAGCAAAATCAGGAAAACTCAGACCTCAAGATGCTCAAAGATATGCTAGATTATCTCTTGTTAGAGGAGTTAAACCTAAAGAAATTGCTGGTGGCAGAACACTAGAAGCTGAAAGAGAACTAAGAGACGAAGGAATAGGAGAGGAAAATCGTAGAAAATTAGAGAAAAAAGAACTGAAAAAGTTTAAAGAAGAATTGAAAAAAGAAAAACAAACTAGTTTTTATGACAAGGTTACTGGTGAATTAGCAGCAAGAGCGGGCGTTGGAGCAGAAAAATTAACCGGATCAAAGGCTGTTGGCGTAGCAGCTCAGTTTGGTGTTGGATTATTGGGTGGTGTGGCAGATCCTACAAATTTTGCTAGTCCTGCTGGATTGAGTTATACGGCTGGCTTTTTAGCTGATACAGCGGCCGGGGTTGGTGGTGTTGCTGCGGGTCTTGCGACAGGAGATCAAGAATTAACTAATCAAGCATTTGCCCAAGCTGCTTTTACTGTTGGTCTTGGTGCTGCCTCAAGAGGACTCTCTAGTATAAGAGGTAGAAAACTAACTACATCAGCAAAACCACTTACCGCAGATGAAGCTGCTGTGGCTAAAGGTCTGACACGAGCAGCTGATACTGCTAATAGAGGAATAGAAGGATTTGGGAATAAATTAACAGATTTTGCAGAAGCTGGTATAAATGCAGCCGCTACCAATAAGCCTCTATTACCACAGCTAAAAGTTCCTCAAAGATTAACAGACGCTTTAGAAGCACGCCGAATAGCTAGAGAAACTAGAAGAGGACAAGGAGCATTAACTAAACAAGCTTTAGCAGAAGCTGAAGAAAAAGCGCTAGCAGCAGAAGGACTACGACGCGCTGAAGCTATAGATGCTGAAATGGCTACGAGACAAGCAAATGTATCAGCGTCTGTTACTAGAGGACAAGAATCGGCGACTAGAATGAGAGCTATGGGTTTAGAACCTATTAGTTTTAGTGACGAAGCGGCCACATCAGCTGTTGAAGCATCAACTACTATTGCTACACGAGCTAGGTCATCGGCCGCTGATGCGGCAGCAAAAGGTTCCGGAACAACAACCTCTAGTATTGCATTATCAACAGAAGAAAGACAATTAGCAGAAGAAGCTTTGAGAAATTTTACATCTGGTGGTACACAAAGAGGGACAACACGAACTAGGTCTTCGTTTGCTAATCCGGTAGAGCCATTTACTCCACAACCAGCAACGCAAACCATTTCTCAAACAGCAAGATCATCATCAGCAACAGAAAAAATTATTCAAGAAGCCAAAAATTCTTCTGTAGAGATTGCACAAAAAGAAACCTCACCAATATCCTTAACCAGTAAAGAACAAAATGTATTAGCTCAAATAAAAGAACAAGAATTAAATAGAAAAGTAGCTAGGCTACAAGATTTAATACGATCTGGAAATCCTGTTGGATCAGATAGAGATATATATGAAATATTAATGAAAGATCCTGAGGTCGTTAAAAGAGCAGGGACTATGCTAAGAAGACCAATATCAAGAGCTAACGGAGGAATAATTTATGCTTCTCAAGGAAGTTTAATTCCTTACCAACCTCATGGAACAGACACCGTACCCGCCATGTTAACTCCTGGTGAATTTGTTATTAATAAAGCAGCCACTCAAAGAAACTTGCCATTATTAAAAGCTATTAATAATAATCAAGTTCAAGGATATAGTAAGGGTGGTCAAGTTAATTATTTACAAAATGGAGGAACAGCATCCGGTGGTCAATCTGGTGGATCGTCATCCTTTGTTTTAGATTCATCAGCATTTACAGCAGCGGTTGCTGATTTTAATAGATCAGTAGGTTCATTATCTAGTTTAACACAAGGATTATCACAGCTTGCTAATCTATCAACAGCATTAGGAGGTATTAACACAGCAGCGGCTACATTATCAACAGCATCATCCTTGTTAAATGGTGCTGCTGGAAACTTGGCTAGTCCAATTTCAGCATTTACAGCAGCCTTGAATTCTGTATCTTCTGTTTTGACTAAAGTTCCTTCGGAAATTAAATTGGTGGCCAGTGGATCAATTCCAGTATTAGTAACAGTAGAAGTAAATGGAGGCGAGGGGCTAGAACAAAATCTACAACCATTTGCTGATGAAATTTATAATAAAGTGGCTGATGGTATTCGAAGAGCCACGAATGGCAATCTTAATATAGAGGTATTAAGCACCAGGGGACAATAATAGTAATAAGGATATAATAATATGATATCAATAGGCTCACTATCATTAGATGACAGTTCAGCGGTAGTTACTAGTAAGTATGAATACTATAGAACTACTGGTGGAGAAATTATTGGTGGATATCAACTTATTCAAGTTAAAGGATCGATAGTAGTAGGTGGCCCAGGTCAAACGGGCTCTATTGTTATGTCTAAAGCCAGACAGATTGTGGATCTTGGGAAGAAAACAGAATGTATATCTGTGAATATTACAGGATATTATTTTGGTCAAGCTAAAATTAATAATGTTAGTGTTGACGAAGGATCAGATCCAACATGGGTAAATAAAGCTGATTTTAGTATAGAAATTAAGGTGCCATTACAAACTATTCCAAATAATTCTTTTGGTATAGTTGCTCAAGATTGTGTTACTGAAATTAGCAGATCTTCTAAATTAGAATTACCAGAAGATAGTCATGGATATGTTTATGGGGGAGGGAGCTTTTCTAAGGTTTATGGGGTTTTATCAACAGAATTAACAGTAAAATGTGAACCTTTATGCGGAGCTAATAGTTTTTCTTCTGTTATTAACAAATTAGCTACGAACACAGTTCATCCAGAATTATCCACATACAATGGTTGGAATAAATATGCACGGTCATTATCTGTACAAGTTGGACCAGAAAATAGTGCTACTATTAGTAAACAATATTTAATTACTCCACATCCATCTTCTGCTTTTGTAGAATTACAGTTTGAATATCAAAGATCATATCAAGAAAAATCTAAAAGTAAAATAATTAGTGGTACTATTAATGGATTAACAGACGCTAGTGTTTTTTCTAATAATAGCATCAACGGCACCTGTGTAGCTTCTAAGCTAGCCAATGCTGAAAGTGCATTAGGCGTTATTCGTTCACTGTATTCTTCTCTAACCTCGTGGGAAGGAATATCTTTAGAATTAACAGAAATACCAGCTTGTCCTCCGCCAGCAACAGGTAATAACGCACCCATTTGTGATATCAGTAGTCCTAATGATGATGCGTTAATTTGTATAGAGCCTAAAAGTAGTCTAATTGCTAGATCAAGAACAGAAGGTTCTATTAATTTTACATTTGAATGGTCATCTAATAGTGGGGATTGTACTGATGCAAATGGTATTCAAACAGACATTAGTGTAGAAGTAATTGCTCCTCAACCACAAATAGTAGAATTTGTTATTCCACTAAGAGGTACACTATTGCAAAATTTAAATACTGTAAATGCTACTCGTATTAATATTCAAATTAATAAAACTTTTCCCAATGCGTGTGCAACAGATTCTTGCCCTATAGATATAAATATAAGTCAAATTTTACAACAATACGGAGGAGGAGCAAATTATATTTTAATTAATGATAAAATAACAAGAAGCCCCACATCCATAGTAATAGATAAAGGATATATACAATGTTAAATTTTGTATATAATATATAATATATGTCTAATACACAAAGCTCATCGGTTATATTAGGTGGAACAAGTCTCAGACCCGCACCATATGTTAGCACAGCATATGAATACGAAAGATCAGGATCCTATATTATAGGAGGTACTCTTAATGTAAGTCTTAATGGCACTATTGTAAGTGAAGATATTTTAAATCAAATTAATAGTATCAATCAACTATCTGCCAACAATAGCTGTTTAAATTTAACTGTTGGCTGTGCTGGTTCCCCAACATTTTTATCTGGTTCTGGTAGAGTAACAGACATTTCTATAAGCACATCAGATAATGCTCCTTTTACAGCAAACTATACTATAGTAGTCTCATTAGATACTGTTGATGGACAACCAGCGGTTTTACCAGACTCAGAATTTATTGAAAGATATAATCTACCATCAAATACGAAATTCCTCAAATCATACTCTGAACAAATAGGTATCGATGGAGATGCTACAGTAATAGGTTCTGTTGATAATCAACTAGGAATATCTACATCTTTTATCAAAGCTTCTGGACAGTTGTCTGTGGCTTGTGGAACAGCAGAATTATGTGGAATTTCAGGTTTTAATGGCATTGATCAGGCCATAGGCATTATTAAAAAGAGATTTGCTGAATTAATACAGTTTAATTTAAATTCTGATCATATCTTATCTGAATATAATGGTTGGACAAAATGGTTAGATAGCAAGTCTTTTACTATAGATGAGGATGGTACTGTTTCATGCTCTTTTGAACTTTATATGACAAAAGGAGAATGCCAACCAATAGCCAGAATAAATATTAATACTGAAGATAGAATAGATAATCATAAAATTACAACAATTCCTAATAGGAGTATTAATGCATCAATAGTTGGAATATCCTCAGCCACCACGGATCTTTTGTCTAATAAGTCATCTGGCAATGAAAGACTAGGTAATGCTATTTCAGCATGGTCAACTCTAGAAGGATTAATTAAATCTGGAGCTTGGCCAGGAGATGTTAACACCATATCTGGTACAGAAGGTTTGTGTTTGTCTAGTTCATGTCCTCCCAGTAATAATTATTGTTATCAAAGATTAAGTAGTAATATAAATATTTCTAAAGTTAGTGGTGAAATTAGCGTTAATGCAGAATTTGGTCCAATAGATAGCTGTGCTAATAATGATGCTTTAATAGAAACCACCATAGAGGAAGAACTGCCTGTTGCTAGGTATAAAGAATTTATAGTGCCTAATAATAATGGAGCTGTAGTACAATATTTTGGAGAGACCCCGTATAGGGCCACAATTACTTCTAGAGGTTCATTAAAAAGTTGTGATCTAACTAAAAAAGCAGACCTTATATCATGTGTAACAGAGGCATTTAATAAAGCAGAATCTAATTTTGGAGCATTTATTAGAACTAGCTATAATGTAAAAGATGCAACTTTTTCTTATACAATAACAGCAACATATGTTAAGTGTGATGTATAAAAATAGTAATTTGGCCTAATACTAATAGAAGAAGATATAAAGATACTTAAATTATTAATAATTGAAGGTGTATATAGAATATGAGGAAAGTAGGATTTTATATCAAAAAATCAATAATACCACAGATAATATTAAGATAATATTTATTAAGGAAATATAATGACTACAGCATGCTCATCTGCCGCAGCATCTTTCTCTATAACTTATGCATATGGTGGAAGCCCATTTTCAGGGTCTTTAACTCTTTATGATTTTAATTCTAATTTAGGTATTGCTTCTAATAGTTCAAGCTTAGATATTACTCTATTAGAGGGGGGTTGCAATAATTTCAGTAATATCCCAACAACACTACCTTCTGTGGGTAGAATTATTAATTTTGCTTGTAATGATTTTGTTTTTTCCGGAATAGTTAATAATGTGACCTACACCGTTAGTGAAAATGGATTCTTATATAAAGTAAAATTACTAGATGCTAATAAAATTATTGAAAATGTTACAGTTCTAATTAAAGATTATTATTGCCCACTCGCTGCTCCAAATTTTATTAATGCCGCCTATCTTTTAGAAGGAGCAGCAGCAATATGTCCTCCTGGCGGAGATACACAAAATTGGCCAAGAAATGGTAATTGTGCTGTTTTTGGAACATCTGGATCCGATGGATTTAGTTCCAATAATGGAATTTCATTATTTAAACTATGTTCGGTTTTAAATGGACAAACCATATATACTACTGTTGGAGAAGCTATTACTCTAGATTTATCTCAGCTATTAGCTAAACTATCTAATCTTACATATGCTACTGTTAATGCGTCAGATATGTCATTGATGAGTATTATTCAAACAGCATGCGACTATGGTGCTTGTGATTTTTTTATTGCATTAAATAATACAGTAGCTACTGTATATCTGATTGATAGATCTACCCAACCAACACTAGGAATTATAGGATCAATTATAGCAGATGCTGAGTCATCTGGCACATTAATTAGAAGTGAAAACGGTTTTCAAGAATTATATGCTGATAGTAATAAAGTTGTTATTGGTGATAAAGTATCATATTTAGCAGAAAGAGAGTATCTTAATCCTCCAGATATGATGTTAGGATACGATACTAATGGTCAAGTTATTAGGGCTAGTGGACCAAATTTTAGAGTTAGAATTAATACACAACAATTACAACAAGTATTAGGATTTCCTCATGAAATGTTTGAAATTAGTGAAGAAGAAATTATAATTGCAGGTAGTTATAATATGTGGATGGCATGGGGTTTGCAGCCAGCTAATGCTAATAGTTTATCTAGAAAATTATTAGACTTTCTTAATATAGCTAATCAACAGATGCTTAACCAGGCGATAATAATATGGACAGCTTTAACCGGAGCAAATAATACACAAGATTGGAAAGAAAAATTAACAGAATTAGCTAATCTTGTTGGTCAAGCAGCTTTTTCAGAAGCTAATATAAAATATCAAACAGCTTTTGATTGGTTTAAATCATTTATAGATGAGTATTATGGTAAAAAATGGCTAGTGCCCCTTAATGGTGTTTGCGCTTATCCAAGATCTAATGTTAAAATTATACGAGGAGACACTGGAGAATTTGCTTTGTCAGACTCTCCTGCTGATTCTGGATTTCCTAGTATTACACAATCACAACAAATTAGAGGATTAAAAACCTGGGTTGAAACATTCTTATTTGAAACATCTGATAACAGGATATCTGGATTTGTTGATTCTAATATTGACCAAGTAACTCAAAGAACTATTAATACACAACCTCAGAATTTTAAATTTAATACAGCTAGTATCAATCCTAGTTCATGCTTAGTTAAGAATAAAACACTTTATTTAAAAATGAGCGTTGGAGATGGCGAATTTCATATCAATCCTAGAACGAATAATGGTGAATTATTAATACATCTTGATAGTACTATACCAATGATTGTTAATATTAATAATGGTAATTTATTAAATAATGGTATGACAGCATTAGCTGGTTTATTTAAGCCTGCAATTTTTGATGAAATGACTAAGGATGGAAAGGGTTTTAGTGATAATAGTACTATTAATTTATTACGTATTAATCCTGTAGCAGGAGTATTTCAAGGTATTGTTATTCCTTTGCGAAGTAATATTTATGTTTATGGACCTTGGACAGCAACTAAAGGCCCTATTGGCTCTACCAAGGTTGATATTATATCAGATTTAAATCCTTGGAATTTTGGAGGCTGGGGCAATATGGATATGGTAGGACAATCATTAGCACAAATAGGATTAAGAGGAAGCAATATAGAAGAAACAGGATCATTTACTTTAGCTGAACCACCAGGATATAGTATACAGTATTTTTTAAATGCTGGAATTCTTTTAGATAGTATTAATGTTACATATGGAGCTAATGGTGTTACTACAGACTATTCATTTAAAACAGCTGTGTCTAAATTTGGTCAATATGGTCAAGCATTAGCTGATAGGGTTAAACAAATAACTCAAATTAGATCAAAAGTTGTTGAACAAATTAAAAGTGAAAGAAGAAAAACATTAACATTAGCAGCTAATCTTAATTCTAATATAGCTAAAGGTAAATTAAAGTTTGTTGTAAATCCTAATAATAATGCCCAAGCACCAATTAATGCACCTAGTCCTGGTTTTGTGTTGGTAGGAGGATATCTAGACGCTGATCTCGGCGAGGGTAGTATATATGATTCTCCACAAAGTCCAGAAGAATATGATCCTAGCAGACAAGAAATATGTAATTATTCACCATCATCACTAAACGAGGCTACTAATGGATTTTCTAGCTATACTAAAAAAACATATGAAACATGTTTAAGTCATAAATATTTTATAGAAGCATCTTATCATCAAGAAAAATATAAAGCTACAGCAGTAATGTCTTTAGATGCTATTATATCCCCAGTATCTACAGAAGGAAGAAAACACAACGGAACCAATAAACTTCCAAGATATTGTCAATCTTGGAATAAGATTACTTGTTTAAGTAAATCTAGACCCTCCATGCCTCCGCTTATATTATCTAGCAATTCATCACAATCTAATTGTTTATCTATTAATCAGAAATATTTAAATCCAATATTAAGTACAGCAATTCTAAATGATTGGGATGATAGAAAATCAAATACCACAGAAGCCAAGAATATTTTCTATTTATCTTTTGGAGATAGTATTAAAGATATTACATTCTCAGATGTGAGACAAACTAAGACAGATTTTGGTTTTTTTGCATTAAGAGGTCCTTTGGTTTTACAATCTTGGGGTTATGACACACAAAATAAGCCGATACCAAATATAACAGATAACGTATCTTCTGCTGAAGATGGAATTTTTAATAATAAAACTAAAAATGCATTTATGTCCAATTGGTTAGATAACCCAGCTTCTTGGCCTGTTGGACCTATTGACCTGAGATTTGATAGAGATAGAGGAGTATGGGTATCTCCTCCACAAGAACGAATTGTTGTAGCTAAATTATTAGAAGATTTAAGCGCTATGGGTTCTGCTAATGCTGTTTTAATAAACCCAGAGTCTGGTGATGCAACTTTTTATGATGATTATAAAATTATTGGTCCAAAAGGAGAAGATATAGGATCCAATTTAAAATCTGCAAAAATTACTGTTTATGATTTTTTAAATGAAGAATTATATATTGATACTATCGTATATGCATATTATAATGATAATAAATACATTATATTAGATCACGATAATAATCAACCAAAAAATAAATATTTTAAACTTGATTATCCTCTTAATCCTTGTGGATCAGCAAATGCCACTGAGGTAAGATTAAGTAATATTAGTGAGTGTCCAGCATTTTTTACACCATGTAAAGCAAAATCTTCGACACTATACGATATTGCTGGAGTAGTTGATCTTCATAATATGTTTCTTAATAAAAGTCGTGGCACACCAGCAATACCCGGTGAATATGTAGAGGCTATTTTTGATAAATATTATCCTGGTGGAGACGGTTCTAAAGGCATAAATTTTTGGAAAATTATTAGATTTATGGATTGTTATTGCGATAGTAGTAGTAGTTCTAGTAGTAGCTCTAGTAGTACTAGTAGTAGTAGTAGTAGTAGTAGCTCTAGTAGTACTAGTAGTAGTAGTAGTAGTAGTAGTAGCTCTAGTAGTACTAGTAGTAGTAGTAGTAGTAGTAGCTCTAGTAGTACTAGTAGT